TATCTAATTTGGCAGCCAACAATTCCCCAACAATAGGTATACCTTTGACAAAATCATCTACTGCACCAAATGGTGCTCTTATTAAATCTGCTTGTGCTTTAACCTGGTCGTTAAGTCGTGATTGAACATCATACTGTGCCTTCATTGACTCTAAATAAGCTACCTCGGTATCCAATCCTAACTTTCTGGCCTCACGAATTTTTTTCACAAAATCGAGTGATTGAAATTCTTCTGTTCCTATGGAATTCATATTAGCGAGATAATCTTGGGTAAGGTCAACTATTCCTGTCAAGGACTTAACCTTTTTCTTACTTAACACATCACTTCTTTGGTCTAATTTAAGTGTTTTTACACCAATAGATTGTAATGCGGCCTGCATACTAAGACTCTGTTTAGTAGTTCCTAACTGCATCTTTGAAACTTTACCTAATTCAACTGCAAGGTTACGAACATCCTTTGCCGATTCGGATGCTTCTTTGGCATTTTTTGCCATACCTTTTGAAGTTTTAAGAGCTTCTTTTTCGTAAATGGTTAGACCGTTCCAAAGTTCTTTATTAAGACTAATCCAATCTCGAACTTGTTTACTGATACCCTTCCATTCTTTTTCATCAAAGCCGAATTCGTTTTTGGCCATTTAGGTTTCCTATTTTATTTTATTTACTTGCTAGGTCTTTTGCTAACTTGTCGTAATCTGGTTTGTCTTGACCTTGTAATTTTGCAACTAATTTGTCTTGAAGTTTTTCTGCCTCACGAGATAGTTTTAGCAGTTCTTTATCTTGTTTAAAAAGATTAGTTATGAATTTATTTCCTTTTCTTTTGCCTACATTTTTCCAAAAGGTATCCATAAATTCATATAAAACTCTCTCGTTTTTTATTTTATACTTTGGCATTGTGTTTTTCTCCGAATGATTAAAACTGAATAATTCTTATCAATTATAAATATCAAATTATCTAAAAATTACTTTCGTATTGGAGTTTTGGATTGGGATTTTTTTCTTGCTTCTTCCATGGCAGCATTTTCATCATTGTATTGTTTTTGCAATCGTTTGAGGTAGTAAGTTCTTAAATATATTGGCATATTATAGACCTCACTAAAGTTGAATCCACCTTTACCATGAAAGATTAAAGTGAATATGGCATCATGAATATTTGGTTTATCAGATGGCTGAAGGCCAAAAAAACTGAGCGGTTATCGGAACCGCCACCTCCTCCAAATCTCCATTATCATACTCAATCGTTTCTGATAAATTGACGTCTGGTGTTAATGTTATTAGATTTGCCCTATATGAAAATGAATCCATTGATAGAAATTCATTATCCACAAAATTATTTATAAATGCTCTTTCATCATTACCATCAACTGATAATATAGAGGCCTTTAAACGAGTGGTAATTTCACTTGTAATTCCAGAATCCTTTGAAAGTTTTCTGAGTGCCTTTAATTCGGCATCTATGTTTTTTTCTTCTCGTTGTGTTAATAATTTAAAGGTAACTTTTCGTTTGGAGTTTGGTAACTCAAATGAAAATTGATTCTGACCTTTAGGGTGTGATTTAAAATCAATTTTTTTATGTTCTAATTTAGATAAATCTATCGTATGTGTTTTTTTCTCATTATTACTTGGATCAGTATATTCAAATTTATAATCCTTACCATATGCAAGTATTCTCGAAGCTATCATTATTGCGTTCTTATCACCAATAAGAACATCATCGAGGTTCACTCCCTCAGAAACTATTAATGCCTGCAATAATTTATCCAACACTATACCTTTTTGTATTAAGTTTGCAGATGTTAAAATATCTTCTTCTTTTGCCGTCATATATTTTATTTCTACTTGTCCACTTGATAATGGACTATCGGATGGATAAAAATGTCCTTTTGAGGGCAAATCTATCACTTCTGTGGGAAACTGGCGTTTTTCTTCTGCCATTATATTCTCCTTTGTTGTATTTTATTTTATTGTATTTTATACAATATAACCAATTTATAAAACTATAATGCTGGGTATCGGTTAAAATACCCAGCTAATTTATTTACTTCACTTCGGGATTTGATTTCCCAACAGCGTCTCTAACGGAATATAAACCGAAAGATGCTAGTAGTGTCCAAACTATTTCAGGTACTTGATCTACAACACCTGCTGCTTGGAGAACACCAACAACACCAGCTACTACTGATGTCCAAATGGTTTTTGATTTATACCACTCTTTGTCTGCTATTACTGACATAATATCTCCTTGTATTATTGTTATTTAGAATTGTAATATTGCGTAATCGTATCTTAATGTAAGAGTAATGTCTGCAGGATCAGTAGTGTTTGACCAATCCAAGTCATTAAAATTAGCGTTTACAATAAAAGCCCCTTTTAGTGTCCACTCCTCGACTTTATCACCAACGGGTCCTAATACATTAATCGTTATATCTTTTTTGTAGAAGTCTGAATATCCATCTCTACCCGTTACTGATTCATGACCTAATCTTACCCATTCCATAACTGCCTGTGCTCCACTTGGAACAATCGGGTCATATAAACTAACTTCTAATTCTTCCCAAGAACCCTTACCTTTGAGATATCGTTTTACATTGATGTGGTCAAGTTCGATAGTTTCAAAAGCAATAGAAGGTCTATTAGCTGTCTTAATAAGATAGGCTGGAATACCTTCTATATACATGATATACCGATTTTTCGTTTTCGGTTCAAACGGTGTAAACATTATTTCAGAAGGATCTAATAATTCTGCCATTTTTAATCTCCAATAAATTTTTTCTTCAACTATAAATATCAGGTTTTATAAAAAAACATCATATTCAGTTTTCATAGTTTTATAGAAGTTATATTCTAACCTCATATATAAATATACAAGGCAACAAAAAACCCCTCAAAAAGAGGGGTTTTTGTTTAGTTAATCTATTGATTAAACTTATTCAGGAAATGCTGCTCCTGTTGGTTGAACAATGAAGTCCAATACAATAAACTCAGCTGTCCTTGTTGGTTGGATAAATATCTGTCCAACAAGTTGATTTCTATCAACGACATCTGGTGTATTGTTAGTATCGTCCATTACTACTCTGAATGCTGACAAACCACTATTGGCTTGAACTGATTCTAAGAAAGGATTTACGATATTCATAAATCTATTTCTTGTTCCTGCAGTATTTTGTTCGAATACTAAATACCTACTTGAAGATGCAATAAACTTTTTAAGTTTAATTAACAATCTACGAACATTCACTCTATCAAGTGCTGATGGTCTAGCTTGTAAGGTTTTTTGTCCCCACACACATACACCTTGACCTGGGAAAGAAGCGATTGGATTAACTCTATCTTCATAAAGGTCATCCCTTTCAGAATGAGTCAATCTTGTTTGTGCTTCTAACACACTTGTCAATCCACCACGATTCAAACCAGCTGGTGCGAACCATTCGTGAGCTACCTTATCAGTAAATGCTATTACTCCAGGTAATACTACTGATGGCGGAACCCATACAGGTAATGATGTATTTCTATCTACAATCTTTACCCAAGGATAATATGCTGCTGCGTAATTCGTATCAAGTGCTGATATAGCTGATGTTGCAGTTGCTATCGTATCACCATACTTAGTACAATCTAATACATAGAATGCATCACCACGAGATTCCATCTTTGAAATAGCGTGATTAGTAATCTTACTATGTAATCCATGAACTATTCCAGGTGTTACCAACATATTGATATCAAATTCATCAGGATTACTGATTGCGTTAATAGCTTTCTTATAAGCTACTGTACCACCAGTTGATGAGGTTGAAATGTCAAATCCTTGTGTATTGGTATTGACAATATCTGCTCCTACGAACTTTGGTGCTGCTGGATTAACACTATCGAATCCACCTTGAAATGGAACAACAAATTTTCTCTGTTTAATGTGAGAAAGTGTTAAGTTAATCGCTTCTGATGCATCTGAGAATGTGTCACCAAGTGTTGAAGCGTCTGCATGTCCATTAAAGTTTTCAATACTCATAGTAGTATGGTTTCCACTACCAAAGTTGTTTATAGGTGCTAGATATTCTCCAGCATCTGCGTTAGCGAAGTCGTGTCCAAAGAATATATTACTATCAAATTCACCATTACTATTAACCTGTGTGTCTTTAAATGACCAAGTTGGAATGGTTGTGTCTGAACTACCGAATGGATTTGATATTGCTGCGTGTCCCATTGGAACTACGGATACAGGTACTTCACTATCTGCAATTGCTTGGAAATCAGATACATAGATGTATTTAGACATATTTGGCCAATCACCATTGTAAGTGAGTTTACCATTTGCGTCTATTGTTACATATCTATCACCAATTCGTCTTGCAAAATAATTAGGACTTGTAGGATCGAAATTTAATCCATCAAATTGTTCTAATATATTGTCTTTGGTTTGATTATTATCATCTAATCCCGTCTGTCTTAGTTGTAATGAAAATGAACCAAAATCACTACCAGCTATTGAACCAGCTTTCTTAATATTTAAGATTGCGACTTTGTATTTGTTATTAACATCACTTCCGTGTGAACGAGATTGAACTTTAAACAAGTTATACTTAGAATTGTTTATAGTTTGTGATTGTATAGATGGTGTACAAGCGTTATCATAAGTTACTGCTAATGAAATTGTTCCATCTTCCACACTTAAATCATCTGTTGCTCCCCAAGATTTACCACTTTGTTCATACTTGAAGTTCTTATACAGATAAGCTGCTACTGTACTTGTTCCAGATTTTGCTACTTGTGCATCTCTACTAAATACTTCATCAATATATGATGCGTAAGTACTTCCTGTGTGAAATCCAAAAGTATAAGTTGTTGAGGTCAAACTATTTGCTCCCCAATTACTACCACTTAATACAAGTGAAGCTGATGCCCAATTACCACTAATCGTACTACCTTCTAAATCAGCTGCTCCATTTGCTCCACCTCTTGATGGTGCCAATATCGCAAGTGTTGTAGCTCCTACTGAAGCCGCTCCACCACTCAATGTAGTAGTTGTACTACCCGATACGAATGTGAAACTATTTGCTGATGTTCCAGTTGAAGATGCACTTAATATAAGTGCACTATTCAATGTAGACGATGAATATGATGCTGAATATCCTATATTTGCTGCACCAATTTTATCCGATAACTTATCAGCTGCATCTACACCAGATCCTGTTTGGAAATAAAAAGTATTTCCTACATCACTTGGAATAGGTGTGTCTACTGCCACAAATGAAAAAACTGTTCCATCTGTTCCAGCTGCGGTAAATGTTACACCTTCATTGATAGGTGTCTGTATGGTAGCTATTGCATTTGCATTTGTAGCTGCTGTAGTTGCACCAATCTTGATTGCTAATGAATCTGCTGTATATCCAGATGTGTTAAGAACACGAACTACCGTTACCGTTCCAGCACTCCTTAGATATTGTTCTACTGCGTAAGGTGTGTAAAAACGTTTGTCGGTTGAACCAAACATTTCTTCAAACTCAGGAAAATTTCGAATAATTGTAGGTACAAATGCTGGGCCTTTTAATGTAGGTCCAACAATTGCTGCTCCAATTTCTGCAATTCCTTGAGGAAGAAAAGATAGGTCACGTTCTCTCGTAAATACACCCGGACTTACGATTCTTTCTGCCATTTTATTTCTCCTATTATGTTACGATTTAAATAACTCTTTTAGCCCAATAAGGGCAATAAATATTTAATATAAATATCTTATAACTTTCTCAAACGATTGGTTTGAGGGAGATTATTTTAAGCAGTTTCTGAAGCTTTATCAGATTCTACTGGTGCTGGTGTGAATACACCAGTCTGTGGATCTAAATTACCAGGACCATACTTTTCATTCAATTGTTTAACCAACTTTCGTTCATTTTCTTGAACTCCAGCGTAATCAACTTCTACTTGAGCCTCTTGATTTTCAATTGCATCAACTTGTTGTTGAACTAACAATTTCTGAACCTTTAATTGTCCAAATTGTAGTTGTTTTTGTTGATATTCTGTTTGTAGGTCTTGTAAAGATTTCAATTCATCTTCTGTGAATTTTATATCTTGATCTGCCATAACTATTTTCTCCTATTTTTGTTTATAGTAAGGGTTAATATACTATGTATATATATATTAAGTAAAAATCTCTAATTCACTTTTTTCTTGAGAATTTCTACTTCTTGTTTTAATTCTTTGATTGATTCTATTAATAACGGAACGATTCGCTTGTAATCTACTCCTAAATAACCATTTTTTCTCTCTACTACTATTTCAGGAATAACTTTCTGAACTTCTTGGGCGATAACTCCAACATCGTGTCCTCTTTCTCGTGCCCAACCAGGTGATTTCTCATTCCAATCAAACTCTACTCCTCTAATCCCATCTATCTTATCTAATGAACCTTGTATAACTTCTATATTGTCTTTAAGTCTTTCATCTGAGGAATTAAATGCTACAACATCACCATCTGCTATTATATCACCACTTGCAGATATAGCACCTTCATCGGCACCTATTGAACCACTTACAAAAATACTACCAGTTATTATTGCTCCTGCCGATGACCTAACATTACCAGTTACGGATATACCAGTATTTGTGGTTTGAAATTTTGTTGCGTTATTATAATTTAAATCTACTGAATTGGCTGCGTTCAGAACCACCATAGTCTTAGAACCAGCTGCATTTTGAAATGTCTGTGTTCCTGACCTATAAAATATATTTCCTGTTCCAGCATCTTTTATATAACTATTACTACCATCGTGATGAATTTGTAAATCGTTTTCATCACCGAAGTTAATTTTAACATCATCGGGTAATAGTATGCCACTACTTGCTGTTACTTGATTGAGAATCGCATCGGATCCCGATACTATGACTTTTTTCCAATTTGGCATTTAATTTATCTCCCTACGGTTGGTTACTCCTCTCGAAGCCCACTTCCCAATGTCGCCAAACATCAGGCCAATAAAGTTATTCTTCTACCCAAAGTTCTCCATTTTCATTTCGAATTTTTTTTGTTTCCGAATTGACAGAACTTTTTTTAAATTTTTTTAGTGAACTCTTTACTTCTTCTCTACCTCTACTCAAGATACCCAATTGATTTTGTAATTTTTGAATCACTATATTACCTAAACCAATGTATTTTCCAGGTACCATTGAGTTTTCTATGATATTCAATAAAAACTCAATATCTTCGTTATTTAATTGAGATACTTCCTTCTCAACTATTGTTTCTTTGCCCTTAGTTATAAGTGCCATATTGTAACCTCTTTAATTTATGAATAAATCCAAATACTTCCATCGTCATTTATTGCCATTTCACCAACACCATATTCCTTGTCGTCCTCAACAGGTGCGTCATTGTCACCGAGTGCTTTTGCTGTAACAACAAATTCCAATGGTGTAATTGCTGTATCGGCGGCCTTTACTTGTTTTGCTACTGACCATCTATTTGAATCTATATCATGATATATTGCTGAACCACTATCTACAGCTGAACCACTTTGAACTATCAAACCACCATCGACATTAGATGCGGCTGAACCAGTTGCAGTGAATATAAATTGGTCACCAACTGCAAGATTAGTCGTAGAAAGTGTTGTGGTATCACCATTAACTACTAAATCACCTTCAATAGTTGCGTTGCCCGAAACATCAAGTGTTCCTGTTACATGGACACCAGCTGTATCGGTGTTTAATCTTACCGTATTTGCTGATGATATTTTTACACTATCATCCGTTCCGAAATCAATATAGGTATCTGTTGAACTTCTACCGATTTTAAGTGATGTGTTGTAAATCGATTCAATTGTTGTTTGTGCGGCTGCTACATTAATTGCCAATGTTCCATCACCAACTGCGGCATCTAAACCATCACCCGCGACATCTGCTGCTGCTTCAACTGCTGGACCATTAGTTCCACCAACTACGATTTCACCATTTCCAGTTAGTGCTAATGCTCCAACTGCATCTGTTCCACTATCTTGTGAAATCAGAACTGCTTTATCTGTTAGTGAAGTTGCTCCAATACCACCTTGTGCAACTGGTAATGCTGTATCCAATGTTAGAGCGTCAGCTGATATTGCTCCACTCGCACTTATCACAGAACCCGTTAGAGCTCCTACTACTTCAAATTTTCCTCCGACATACCCATCGGTTGCTACATATAAATCTCCACTTGCAGTAATATGTGTGGAAGCGTTAAACGAACTTGCTGAAACATGAAGTCCACCTACTATACCACCTTGTGCAGCGAAATCAATATCATCTACAAATAATTTTCTAAATGCTGTTCCACTTACTCCCAAGTCTATTGCTGAATCACTACCCGGTTTTACATTTGAACCACCAGGAGTTAAAGTTATATCTGCTGCTGCAGTTAAAACCATATCCGTAGATACATCAATGTGGTCGTTAGCTCCATCTATTTCTAATTTATCTACCCTTACATTTCCACCTGTTATTGTTAGTAGATTAGATGCGTGAGTTGCAGTAACATCACCACCATCAAAATTTATTACAGCACCACTATCTAAGAACAAGTCACTCCAATTAAGACTTATATCTCCCAACGAACCACCATCGGTTATGGTTGGTACTAAATTTCCACTTGAACTTACGTGATTTAATTCGGCGGTGGAACCCGAAACAATCACCTTTCTCCATTGTGCCATTATTATTCTCCTATATATAGAATGTCATTTATAAATATATACATTCTAAATTATTGTTTAAATTATGTCGGCGGATTCTCAAATCCTAAGTACCAAGCGTTTGAACCACTATATATCAATCCACCTGCTACTGCTGTTGGCATATTACCAACAACTTCACCCAATACTAATGCCTTTTCTTGGGTTGCCTTAAATACTAAATTATCTGAATTATCTTTAAAAATATACAAATCTCCACTACCCTTCGAAGATTGAAATTCCCAACTTGAACCTGTTAGTTCATTAACACCACTTGATTCTTTCCAAGTTGATGCCCCATACTTAAATGCTGTACTATCTAATAATAAACTTCCTGTTATCTGATGACTCGATACGGATGGGTTATATCCAACCTTTGTCGAACCACTAACATTAAGACCAGTTGCTAAAGAAGTTCCTACATATTGATAAACTGTCATATAAACATATTCACTATCGGTAGGATCGACTCCTGAATTCATAAACTGAACTATACCAGTTTTGTAGTCAAATATATAATCATTAGTAGAAACAATATCACCACCACTTAACGAACCAGTTTGTAAACTATGACTTACGGCAGACGATTTGTATAATACTGCCAAATATCCTGGTGTAGCATCTTCTGTGGTTGAGTTTGCTAACGAAGATACTGCATATTTAGGTGATATGAAACTTGTTTGTTGATTAGAATCAATCAACTGAGCACCTACTCCACTATTACTTCCTGTTGGGTTTAGAAAAAACCAAGTCTCATTGTTAAGATTTGATTTTGTTAATTTTTGTCTATACCAATATTTCATTATATTATTACTATCATCTTGGTAAATAGAACCAATATCTGCACTTGAACTGAACGGTAGTCCACTTGATGGAATTTTAGATGCCTGTGTGTATATTTCAGAATCTTGTAAATCTAATACATTGGTAAACGATTCTTGAGCAGTCGTAAAGGTATCGTGAGTATACCTTCTCGACGCGAGTAATCTACTTGACTTTGAACCTGAATCTATTAGTGCCATTTCTTATCCTTAACTAAAACTCAATGTTATTGCAGATATTGGTGCAGGATTACCCTTATACCTAACGATTACATAAAGTTCATTATCACTTGAATCTAAATACATACCATCACCATTTCTTATTGGCATACTGTATGTTCCACTTGAAATACTACCACCAGTATTTCCGTATAAATCTATTGCAGTAGAAAATGGATTTTTTATGTGGTCTTGTGTAATATTTGATTCAATCAAGTTACTTGTTGTTGCTGTCGGGTCGTATATCCTTGCCCTTCCCAATGATGCGTTATTACCACTTCCATTTCCTGAACTCTCAAATAGTATTGCACATGCTATACTATCAGCTGTAGTTGCGTTCCAAGCTACCAATGTTTTACTACTTAAATTAACCGTCATACTTGTTTTTGTTCCACCATCGGTTTGAAATCTTCTTATATAATATCTATATCCTTCGTTACTTTCTTGTAAAGTATCACTTGTAAACCAATATCCATAACTGCCTGTTGGATCTACCAAATATCCTGGTTTTACTTGTAAATCATTTCGTCCTAATGTATTATCCCCCTCATCATTAGTTTGAAATGTATCGGTTGTAAAATATGCCCCATTAAAAGCTTGAACATTATCTGCTAATACTATTCTAAAATCTTCACCCGTGAATGTTTCAGTTGTGTCTTGTAAAGTGTTGGAATCATATCCTTGTGCTCTACTATAAACCGCCATACTACCACTATCAGAATGTTGATTAAATCTTGCAGCGTTATATAAAGATATAGTTCCTGATGAGGAATCTACTGCCGTGTTTTTCCAATTTCTACCCCTAGCTCTAAATACTAATGAATAATTTAAAGTATTGTTTGATGAACGATTCTGTCCTACATTTTCAGTATTACTATCCAATGAAAAGGATAAAGAAGAACTTGCTATACATATATCAGAAAGATGAGGTACTGAATTACTACTTCGTGTCGTTCCTTTGTCTTGTGAAACAACTTTTAAATTAGATGAAGTTGATTGAACTCCACTATTAGTTACTGACACCGTAGTATTAGATAAAGTTGTTGAACCGATGTTTTCCCAAGTATCTGTTGTATTGCTATTAACTAATGGTGATGATGCATATCCATAACAAGGATCAAAAGATTTACTCACCTCTGATTCGAATAGCACGGTGTAAGTGGTTGTTAATAAATAAGGAGCTCCACTTAGACTCCGTGATGTTGCTGCAAATGCACTTATATGTGCACTACTCGTAACAACTGCCGTAGGTTGACTATTGGTTATATCACTTGGTAAACCACCTGCGTATAAATAAAATCTTGTATTACTATCTGAACCATCTTTGAATACAAAATCTGCTTGAGAACCAGTTTTTAATCCAACTTTTATACCATGAGTTGCATAATATCCACTAGCAGATATACTATTTTGGTCGTGAGAACCACCTGTATAAAATCTACCACTCATATTACTTGCAACACTATTAAAATCACCATCTTGATATGCAGATGGAATAACCGCTGGTTGTGATGTTACTATCTTACTTAAAATTAATCCATTTGATGTTCCAAATGAACTTATACTATATTCTGATGCGGAACCTGTGTGATATGTTGAATTTTGGTCAGGTGTAGAATCATCATAATTATCACTAAACGAATGTGATGCTGCTATCCTTACGGAATATGCTGTTGGCCCTCCACTTGTTAAAGTTCCTAATCCAAAATAATTTGAATTACTAAAAACCGTAGATGAACCACCTGCGTTAGCAGTTATTGTAAAATTATTTGTGTCGAAAGTTGCATTTGTCTGTATGGTTGAGGGGATACGAGAAGCATAACTTCCATGAAATGGATTTGTTCCTGTATCGTTTCCAAAATCACCTCTATCACTATCTAATACCCAACCCTTTAATGTTAAATATTTTTGAACTGCTCGATATGAACCAGTTTCACTCATATCTATAAATGCAGATGAAGTCCAATGTTGAGATAATCTTGCATTTTCGTAAGTTGAACCTAATACACCATCTAATAATGAACCTTTACTTGTGGTTGAACCTTCGGTGTGTGATGTCGAAACCGTATTCCAAAATTTTGTATTTGGTGATGCATCTGCTACATCTAAACTATGACTCATAGCACCTGCTATAAATCTTAAAATTTCACTTACATTAGTTTCGTGTGTAAAATTATTAAAGTAACTTCCATCGAGACTTTCACCCCAATTATTAGAAGTAGGATATCCATTCGTAATATTATTGGTAGTTATTGCCGTTGAAGCAGAAGTTGCACCTAAATCAACAGTCAATGTTGATCCTGTTACAACTAAGGGTGATTTACGGATTTCTTTACCAATATATTTCATATTAGGTCATTTCCAAAATACTTGCGAAAACATCAATATCACCATTAACCGAAGCTTGTGTTTCTAATTTATCCCCCGCTCCCAAATTAATTGGTTTTTCAATTACTACGGTTGAATCAGCAGGAACATTTACGGTTTTCATCAAGAAATATCTTTTTTGAAAATTTGCACTCCCACTAACCGATAAATTAAAAGTAGCGTCGTTTGTTCCATCAACATTACTCACATATACTGCATGAACAACACCTGTTGTTGCTGCTGGACAAGTATAAATTGGTTGAAGTGTAGTTGTTGATCCTGTTGCTGCACTTTTAAATGTATTAGCCATTATTATCCTCCAAAAACTATTGCCATCGCCGTAGCGTGGTCTATTACTGATGAACCTGCTTCAAAAATTCTTCCACTGGAATGAATAGAACTACTAACATTCAAGGAACCAGTAATCTGTGTACTACCCGAAACTATTATATTACCAGTTGCACCATCTTGAATTCTCATCTTTTCATGCATATCAGAACCATCAAATGTTTGAATAGATATGTCGTTGTTATCAGCAACAAACTCGATTGATGCACCAACTGAACCACCTTGACCTTGAAAATCAATAGAACTTTTTTGAGTATTTGCTGTTCTTTGTAAGGTTATTACGGGTGTATCAGATTTGATATGTAATTCTGTATCAGGTGATGATGGTGCTGTATCTCCGAGTCCAACTCTATTATTCCCATCATTTAATACAATAGTATCACCGATATTCAAATTGTTATTGGATGAATTAACTAAAATTTTAGCATTAGGTGTAGCAGATGTTCCTGTTAAAGATAGAGAACCTGTGACGCCTGAACTGCCAGAAACTTGTAATGAACCAGTTAGTATACTATCTAATTGTTTTAAACTTATGAGAGCCATTCAAATTCCTTATATCTTAATGCTTCTTGTTGTTTTCTTTCTTCCCAATACAAAGTCATTCCTTGTGAAATATTTTTCTTGTGTTCTTTCGCCTTAGGTTTTTTCATTTTTTCTATGGTATCCATAGTAAGTTTTCTATCCGATTGTGCACAAGACTTACATACGGCATTGTTCCCTACTGCACGGTCAAAAGTGTCTTTCCGAGTATAATAGATGATTCTATTACAATCAGGACACTTTCTATTTTTTCTGTTTTTCCAATGTCTTTTTCTCATACTAATAAATATCAAGAAGTTGAAATAGTAGAAGAAAAGTGGAAAATTAAATTAATTCTTCTATCATTTCCTCAATTTTTTTATTGAGAATTTTGATTTCTTTTAATCCTTTTTTAATCAAGGTAGGTTTACCTCTATTGATTCCCGAAAAGACTTTTCCGAGATTGACTTTCCAACTATCTCCATAGATTCGTAACATTAAAAATGTTCTTTTTTCATCACTCATTTTTTCGTCAATTTTAAAAGGTGGTCTGTCTATATCCGTATAAACCTTTCCCAATTCTACATCAGTTCCACCCATTCTTTCAAATTCTGTAAGACCATCTGGTTCCGTACCTTTCATCACAGGCTTAGACCACCTTTTTGGTAAATCTTTAAATGAAGTATCGTTCCATTCTGTTAATAAATCTTTTAGTTTAAGCATTTGAATCGCCAGTTTCCTTTCTCACATGCTTTATTACATCATACATAGAACCCCTACCATTAAATGCTATTTTCTTGTATGCATCAACCCACATTTTATCACCTTCAATTTCAATGTAGGATGGTTGCATTCTTCCTGTTTTTTCAAATTCTGAACCATTCCTTAACCTTACTCTTGGATGTCCTATATTACCAAGACCATTTCTCGTTCCGAATATTCTGTCTAAATCCTTACGCATTCCTTTGAGAGATTTATATTGTTTTTTAAATTTTGCCTCTGTTAATAATTTTTTTAATTTAATCATTTTATTTCCTTGTTGCTATCAGTACAAATGCTGCTTTATGTGGATCATCTTCATTTTCTAAGTAACCATCTTCATCCCATTCAGGATGTGTAATAAATTCAAAAGTATAATCACTCCCATTATTGGGAAATGCGTTTTGAAGGTCATCTCTCGAAATACCTATTTCATTGAAAAAACAAAATGCTATCTTACCATTATCATTAAGAAATTTGTGTGCATCTCTACAAAAATCCTTGTGAAACTGAAAACCCTCATCTAATAAAATTAACTTACCTTGTTCTTCTTCAGGAAACCATTCAGGTAGAAGTTGTGCAACATCATTATAATGTTCTTCCGTAACAACATGAGGTGGTGCTGCCATTATCAAATCGACTTTAGGTCCAGTATAATCATTTAAAGCATTTGATAAATGAAATTGAACTGAGAAGTCAAACATATCTTTAGTTTTTGTATGTCCTTCTTCTACCTCTGGATTTATATCTACAAATATAGCCTGTTGTAAATTAAACTTATGGGCTAAAAAGTAACCTATATATCCAGGTCCACTACACATTTCCATTAAAGAATTTTCAACTTTTAACTTTTCTAATAAATCATTATCAGAAAAGAAGTGATTTATAAAATATTGTCCCCCACCAAAGTGTTTAGGATCGTGGTATAAAGATAGAGTATTTTCTGGTAATTCACCACAAGTGCAAATATTAGTCCATTCTTGCTCACATGCAAATACATCTATGTCTAAACAATGTTGTTTTACCATTTTCTACAAGACCAATAACGAGCTTTATGTCTTGGTCCTGGACTATCACAATTGTGCCTTGCTCTGAATGATTTACGAGCTCCTGGATTAGATTTTCTAATCTTCATCGTTCCACCTTTAGCATCTCCACCTTGTCCGAAGTTTACCTTTACGACATTACCTTTTGGATTCTTCACATATACTTTAAATTTTTTCACATCACCTTGCATCGGTTTACCGAGTTTGACCTTACGACCTTGATATTCGGCTTCGACAATACCATCCATTGTGTATCCCCATCCACCATCTTCAGAGAATATATCATAGGATTCTTTCTTTACACAATTAGGATACATCTTACCGAACATTTTCTTCATACCTTTTTTCTCGTATCCTTTCCAACAGGCTTCCCATAACTCATCACCCATGTTGTTTTCATTTACGGATTCATTAGCTTGTTGAAGTGCATCTCTAACTTTACTATGTAATGTCATTCCCTTGAAATACCTTTCAATCTTCTTAACTGCTCCTGTCATATCACCACCCATATCGTGAGCTATCTTAACTGCCTTATCTACTTTTGATTTTGGAAACAGAGAATCAAGAAAATCCCCTTTTTTCTCATTTATGGATTCTTTAATCCTTTGAAGTATCTTCGGATCTTCATCACCAAACATACTAATCAATGTATCTCGAATCTCACCTCGTGAGTATCTCATCTGTTTTAATTGTCGTTTAGAATTATCTATCGCACCAAAAATAGGACTATATCCCTTTTGTTTTAAAAGTTTTTTGACTTGTGGTTTCATCTTTGTGCGTTCATTCACACCCTCTTTTTTAGATTTGTTACCCCAATTCTTAGCACCTACCTTACGACACTTTACCAATGCTCCACTTGCGTATGCGGAAGGCCATACATCATAACGGGCTTTTACTTTGTGATAACATGCATCCTTTTTTCCTGCAGCTTCATCAAACTGAGCTTCTGTCATCATTTTTCCTACATAAGATTCTAAATTCATTTTACTCTCCGCTTTCGTTTTTACATTGATTGGTTTTTTACCACCACCTCTTGTAGATGATGTTCCACCACGACCAGCCTTATTTTGTGCTGCTCGTTTTCTACGAGTAGCACTTGCCTTTTGTTTTTTAGTCATATTAGCAGCTTTAGATTTAGGAACACACTTAGCGTATCCTCTTTTCTTACCACTTGTTCCGCAAGGTGGGTGGCCACCACCCTTTTTCTTCTTACCGATGTTCACCCATTTGTCTTTGAACCATTTTCTAAGGTTTTCATTAACAATATTTCCACAATGAACACACGTGTTATCTGATATAATTTTAGTTATACTCATTTTATCTTCCCTTTGATATTATTAAATATCAAATTACCTACTTTTTCACCAAACTTGGTATCACTTGGAAAATGTGCTCTTGCCATTAATCTTGAATGAGAAATCATCTTTCCCAATCTGTTAAATTGTTTTTCGTGAGTTGGATACATTCTACCGAAAACTTTAGAGATAAAAATACCTTGTGTGGAATGACCACTTGGATAAGATGGTGTTTTAGCACTATCTAATTTATGAATTTTGAAATCAGGTATGTTATAAAATTCACCTAACTGAAATGGTCTTGCTCTATTATACTTGTATTTTAACTCATAGATGATTCGACCACTATCTTTAATTAATTCTTTGATATATTTTTTTGGATAATCTAAAGAGTTTTCTTCACAATAATTTTCGAAAACCTTTTCTATATCATCCCCTTTCATAACAACATCATTTGATATTTTACCATCATTAAAGTTTAACAACCAATGTAATTCATCAATAGTAACTTTGCTTGAATTTGTTGGTGGTGGATTATATGGAATTATAGGATTGTGAATATATTTTAACTCCCTATCCATCCTTTTTTGATGTTTAGGTTTTATAGAATCACTATATCTAATGTTATCTAATTTCAATAATTCTTTTAATTTAACCATTAAATTTCCCCCAAGCTTTTATCTCATCATCGGTATCCAAATTGTATCCCAAAGAAGTGGCATTAACAATCACCATAAATGTTGAACCACTTTGTTGTATTTGTAAAGCATCATGTTCCATTACTTGTCCATTGTTAAAAAATATAAAATCATCTTCACTCGTGGATGTTGATCCACCAGGTGCTGAAGCTGTTACAGCACTAAAACTTGCTGTATTATTAAGTATCGAGTTAGCAGTTTTATTAAAACACTTTCTCAAATAT